CTCTATCATTTAAAACTAAAGCCATTTATATCCTTATGCCATACTTATTATTGCATTAGCTGGTGTACCTGGATCTGGGAATGAAATTACAAACGAACCATTAGTGGCAGTTTTATTTCCTCCAAAATCTAATACAACACATAATTTATCTGCATTCGTATCATTATAGATAGCTGCAAACGCTGCTGTAAAAGTAGCATTGGTAAGAGTTGAATCAGTAAAATCAACAGTTGCTACTGCACCTGTGCTTACTACTGCTTGTCCTGCTAAAACTTTTCCTGCTGTTGTGTATCCTGTATTATTGGCACTTACTTCTTGAGCAGTAAGATAAGCTGTGCTTCCTGTACCATATGGATTACCTGTATACAAAGCTATTTTAAAAGAGTTTCCTCCATTTGCGAAATCGTGTGTTCCCGAAAAGAGTTCTCCTCTAAATGAAAACGGTATTATATTTGCCATATTATTTTATCTCCTTAATTAATTTATTTATTACTTGATGGGTTTCTTGAATCCAAAATAGTACGAATAACTCCATCATCGTATTCGTCTCTGCGTCTACGACCTTGTTGTTCAATCGCATACGACATCAAGGCTTTTTCATAAGCTTGATTGTAGTATTGTATCATATCTTGTGGTCCTTTCAAGTACCCATATGCATTTACTAAACATGCATATAAAAGAACATCTTGATATTTATTAGATAAATAAGTTCCATTTGTAGCTGCTGGAGCTAAAGTAGGTTGTGTTGTATTTGTAATACTAATGGGTTCTTTATTATAAGCTAATGTAATTTTATAGGATTTATCTGGAGTAGGGGCTACAACCCAAAATTCAGTGTCCCAATTACTATAATATCTTGGTATGTCTACAGAAGAAGATCCTGGAGTAGAGTAAAATTCTGACATAAAACTTGTATCTCTTTGTTCTAAATAAAATTGATTATTTGCAGAATCTGTTAATTGTACATATCTAATAAACCTTAGATTATCAGGGATAGTTACAAATCTGTTTCCAATTACTAACTGTGAAGTATCATATTGTCTATCTTCATCAGAATCGACTTCTCTATAAATTTTGTTTTCTGCATTTACAATTATAGTATTTAACACTGCAGTAGTAAATACGTTGTCTCCTACTTCTGTATAGTTTTTAATATCTAATTCTAAATTTGCTAAAGTGTATGCCATTATCCGTTTACTACTCCTAATGTTACTGGTCCTGCAGAGCAATTTGCTCCTCCACCTTTTACACCACTTGTTGTTGCAGTGCTAGTACTTTGAAAATAAAAATAATTTATAGGAGTTGTTAAGACATCTGTAGTAGTAGCTCCTGTAACATTACCATTTGCATCTATTCTACCTAAAGCGATTGTAAAACCATTTGTAGAATCTATATCACTAACATTTGAAATTGGACTAATAGGTGCAAAAGATTGTAAATTTAATAAGTCTGCCGGATCATTTCCACCTGGTCCTGGAGAAACTACTTGTGCGGGTCCTCTTAACCTAACTATACTTTCAGCTTTTCTTTGATGATCTAGTGAAAAAACATTTACATAAGTGTTGTTACTATATTTTATAATTTCAAAAGGATTATTATTTAATAAAATTAAACTAACTTTTGATTCTGGTTGCGGTCTTGGATTATATAAAGCTTGAGGATCGGAACCAACTGGTTTAGGTGAAAGTTGTGGTTGTTTAGCTTCGTACTCTGAAGTATGAACTAAAGCTCCATTCCACTCTCTTACCATTTCTGTATATGGAAATCTTAATCCTGATCTATCAGAAATTGCTAATGCATGTTTGCCTGAAGCGTAACCACCCATTATACACCATCTCCATAAAATGTTTGTGGCGAAATGAAACTAGATGTTCCTTGGTTGTCTGCATCTAATGCTCTTAACATTTCACTCTCATATCTTCTCTCTAGTTCTCCAGCTCTTTCTGGTGAAACTTTTTGACTTAAATAATATGATAATCCTGAAATCATACATGGGTAAAATCTATTAACTACATCTGAAGTATTTGTATATCCTCCAACATCTTGAATTTTAGACATGTAGTAAAAACAAAATTGAAAATTACTTGGTGTAGATGTACTAGACACACTTGAACTTGGTGTTGCATATAAAAATATACTTGGATTTACATTTCTATCTACATAGTATTGAGAAGGTGTTCCTCTTGTTAATTTATTTGGAGTTTGAGAATAAGCTGACCTAGCTATTTTAGTGAGTGCAACATCAACTGGGGCTGCGGTATTTGAATTATTTCTATAGTAAGCTTCTAATACTTCATTAATATCATCTGGAAAGTTTTGTGAATCAGTTGCATAACTATATTCTGCTTGTCCTAATACCAAAGGTATTTTTGCAAGTTTAATTTTCCATAAATGAACACCTCTGTTAGCCCATTCTTGAAATAAAATGTTTAAAGATCTTCTAGCACTTCTTAATTGTTTACCTGTTCTAGTTCCTAAAACTCCTGTTCTCTCATAAGCTTCTTCTATAATTTCATCCATTTGAGGATCAAAAGAAGTAGTTCCAGAAGTAGGGGATGTAGTTTGTGCACTATTACCCATACCCACTAAAGCTGTAGAATAATAAAATAATACTGGAGCACCAACAGTTCTTACTGGAGCGACGACAATTGTAACTTTAGCTCCGGCCTGACCTGCTGTGCCTGTTACTGTTACACCTGTTGTATAATTTGCACCACCTGCCGTATTCGTTCCATCTTTTGTTGATGAAAAAAGAAAAGGAAAGTTAGCATTAGTCCCATCGGATTGATCAAATACATAAGTATCGCCTTCCTTTAAAAATAAAACAGGACTTACTTCACCATTAATAAAAAATTTATTAGCAGTGCTAAAGGCATTTGTGCCACTTGCGACGGTGACTGTAAAAGTAATAGTCGCCATTGTAAACCTAAGCTCCGGTTATTGTTACAGTAACGCTTCCGTCTGTTCCACCTGTTTGAGTAAGTGTAGCAATAAGACCAAGTTTAAATAAAATACCTGAACCTGGAACATAAACTTCTAGTCCTTCAGTTTCATATCTGTAAATAGCTTTTAAATTTCCCGCACCTGCCGCACCTGCAGTAGCTGCATCATGGAAAGATAAAACAGAACCTGCTTCACCTCTACCTTGAATTGAGGTAACTCTAGTTCTACCTACTTTTAATGCAGAAGCTGCACCAGTAGTTTTATTGAGTGTTGTTTGGTCACTTGAAAATGAACTTCCACCTGACATATGTTTTCTCCTTTTAAATTTTAAATGTGGGCCTGAGCCCACATTAATTAATTATTTATTACGCGTTAGCGAACGGTGTTACTATAGTACCTGATCCAATTAATAAACAATCGGAAATCATATACTTAGCAGTGTCGATAGCTGTAATAGTTATTATACTACCAACAATTCCACCTTTTGTAGTACCATTCATAGTAATAACATCATTAGATGCTGCTGGTGCAAAAGCTTTTGGTGCACCATTACTTATACCAATCATAACTGCACCAACAAATTTATCAGTACCATCAGTTTGAATATCCATACTAGTCGCAGCTGTTTCAACAAAAAATTTAAAACTAGTTCCGATAGTATTCGGGTTATTGGGATCTCTTCCTGGTCCTGAGTTACTGCTTCCGCCTGTACTGATGATAGGTGGTAAAACAAAATCAGCAGTTGCATTATTACAAAGCAGTATTCTGCCTGCGTGAGCTGCTACAGATAAAAGTGTGTCAGCTGTTAAATTTACGAAAGATCCTGGTCCAATTGATTGAAAACCATTTCTAGATCTTACCGGTCCGTCGAATGTAGTGTTTGCCATGTTAATATCCTCCTAGATATATTCAAATGTAGTCCCTAGGGATTGTCGACTATACGCGTCCACATTTAATAATATTATTTATGTATAGTGCTAATAGTATATGTTATTTTTGAGTAGAGTGCAAGAGAGCCCTAGGTATTTATGCATTTCAGCGATGTAGCTTTTGATTAAGTAGCTACAGAAACTTGTGGAGCAGCATCATCAATTTGATTTTGCCTTGTAGCAATAGCTGCTTCTTCCAGCTTTATGTCAGTAATGACTCTTTTAATTGTGTCATCTATCCTAACCATGTCAAGAGTATATCTGTTATTATCCAGATGCTCCTGTTGCCACTTCAACTCCAAGGACCTTTTTTGTTTGTACAGGTCTTGTATCATCGATAACCTCTTCATAAGTTATTCTATTTAATCCCGAATGATATGCATCTCCGAGATATTCCCAAACTATACTCTTTTCTCCTAGCTTGTCAAGTATTGCTTTTTCAACACTTTCAGCTGTATCTTCATCATGCTCAATATTAAATTTAGCGTGATAATTGTAGGCCCAAATGTTGATAGAGGTATTTTTCATGTTTTGTCTTTCTATATTTAAAGTGTGGCGGAACTATGTCCGCCACAAAATTATTACGATTACGCTGCTCCTGGTGATCCGAAGATACCTCTAGGGTCAGAGAATCCAAAAGAATATCTCTCTCTAGCTTTGTATCTAACGTTTCCAGTTTCGAAGTCGCCTTCCATTGCAGTTTTGATTGGTGATCTAACGAACATTTTTAATCCATTAGGAACATCAGTCTTGATAAAGAATGCGTCAGTATCAGTTAAGTAGTGATTAACTACATAACCTTGAGGAATCATCCCCATGTTACCAACTGCATTGATATCATTATCTGCAGTACCTGTTCTACCTTGAGACTTCATAAGTCTTTCAGCAGTAAATTGAAGCGCAGAAGGAATTATCATTTTAACTCCTTTAGCTGCAATTTTTAGGCCTCTTTCATCAGTCATTGCTGCGATGTCAATAAGAGCTTGCTCTAACGAAGTTTCGTTTAAGTCAGCTGCAGTTGACAGTTCATTTTTGAACGTTCCAGCCACAATTGGGTGAACAGCAGAACAAAGTTCTACTCCATCACCACCTGTGAAAGACGAACTGAACGCGTTGTTCAGTACGTTTGCTGCTTTAACTTGTTTAGCATTTGCCATTGATCTAGCTAATGCTTTTGTATATCTAGACGCAAGTCTATCGTACAAGTTATCTTCAATCGCTTCTTCAGTGATTGAGAACGCTAAAGCAAGCGTTTCGTGTGTGTATCTAGCAGTGAAAGATTCCTGTGCTGTATCGTAGTTAACGCTTGAACCTTCAGGTTTTACTGAAGCGTTTGCGAAACCACTTAACATTACTTCTTCTTCAAAAGCTCTGTCCGAATTTTCGACATCGAAAATTTGAGCATGCTCATCTGCGTAGTTTTTGTATTCCAAGCCGAATAATGCATTCAAACCTGGCTCTAGTTCTTTAACTAGTTGTGCTCTTGATATAGCCATAATTTATACTCCTATTATACGCCTGTTGTTAATTTAAAGACATGTTCGCCAGTGTTGAATACAACATATGCATTTGCATTTGCTGAAGC